ATAAGGGAACTTGAAGATGAGAAGAACGATAACCCTTATCAAAAATTTATATTTGTAGCAGAAGCAATAGACAGTTGGAGAATAATTCCAAGAGCTTTCTTAGGTGTCTATATGTATCTGTTATATTTTACAACATTCTGGTTCATGGACTTGCCTGAACCTACATTTGAACAATCAGGATTAATCTCGATTGTTGTGGGCGCTGGCGCAGCATGGTTTGGATTATATACAAACAGCCATAAGCCAGACGGTAAAAAAGACTAGAGGTAAAAACTAATGAGTTTAATATTATTTTTAATAATTATCGTCATGGGTATTATGTGGCATTGTGAGCCAAACATGATGCGAGACATGGTTGCTAAATCTAAAATTGTTTTAGAAAAAGCAAAAGTTCTTGCAGTCAAATGTAAAAAATACGCAGTCGATATAAAGGATTTATTTAAGTACAAAGGGTAACCTTAATCTTAAATAATAGGAGTCTCTTAGAACGCTCATATGGAGGTCTGAGAGGCATTTATAAACAGCATTCTTGCTTATAATAAGGAGAAGAAAAATGGTCAGAAAAAGAAATGACTTTTATGGAATGGTGGATTTTAGAGATCCAATATTTTCATCATTGTTTGTAGGATTTGATGGTCTTTTTAAGAACATGGCAGAGATGTCACAAGGTTCTAAAAGTCTACCAAGTTATCCACCTTACAATGTGCTTCAAGACGGAGACGATTACGTAATTGAAATCGCTCTGGCAGGCATCAGTAAAAAAGATGTCGACATTACATTACAAGAAAGAACCTTAACAGTTTCTTATGAGTCTTCAGAAGATGAAGGCGATAACAAACTGTATAAAGGAATTGCACAACGCTCGTTCAAAAGACAATTTAATTTGTCTGAAGACATTGAGGTCGAAGGTGCAAACTTTGTAAATGGTATGTTAAATATTTTCTTGAAGAGAATTATTCCAGAAGAGAAGAAACCCAAAAAAATAAAAATTAAATAGTGATAAAGTGGAATATGATTTTGAAAGAAAATGGACAAGGGTGAATAAGGAATACCTTACAACCTTAGTTGATGATCACCAAAGATACCGCTTTATGTTTAGAGTTCTTTTTGGCTATTTAATTTTTGATATTATATTACACTTAGGTTTACTAAATTAATTTTATACTGAAGAAGAGGAGGGCAGTATGATAAACAAAACTAAAACTTTATTTGGAGCTTTGATTTTATCTGCTCTTTTCTTTGGAGGTCCTGCGCAGGCAGATCAAACAGGTGATTGTACAGCAGGTGAGCAGTATTGTGAACAGAACTCGTTGAACACAACCAACACCACAACGACCACAAATACCAACACTAACACTAATACCAACACTAACACTAATACTAATACTAACAACAACACAAATACAAACACAACAACGACTACTGGAACGCAAACCAATACCAATAATAATACGAACACTAACAGCAGTACAAATACAAGCACTAACACTAACACTAACAATAACACTAGCACCGCTACAAATACAAATAATAATAACAATGTTAACTCGACTACGACAACTGGTACGAACACCAACAACAACACAAATGTTAACACTAGTACATCTACTAGTTCTAGTACCAATAACAATACAACTAATTCAACTGTTTCTAGTACGGTAAATACTACTAATAGTAATACAAATAATAACAATAACACCAGTACATCTACAAATACTAATAACAATAACAACAATAGTACAAGTAATAATACTAATAATAATACGAACACTAATGTAAACAAATCTGATTCAACTTCTCAAGTTACATCAAACAATAAGAACGTAAACGAAAACAAAAACACTTCAGACAACACCAACAGAAACATAAATGAAAGCAAGTCTGAACAGGTTATCACACAAAATATCAATCAAAAAGCACCGCCTGCTTCTGCGATTGCTCCTTCTATTATGAGCTACAGCCAAGACCTTTGTACGGTTGGAAGGTCAGGTGCATATCAAGGACAAGTGTTTGGTTTCTCTACAGGTCGTACAGTCCGTGACGAAAACTGTGAACGCTTAAAACTTTCCAAGTATCTATACGATACAGGCATGAAAGTAGCCAGTGTCTCTATACTTTGCCAAGACCCTCGTGTTTTTAAAGCAATGTCTATGGCAGGCACTCCATGTCCTTACGAAGGAAAGATTGGTGACGAAGCAAAACTTGCATGGAAAGAAAACATTACAGATAGACCTGATTACATCGAAGCAAAGGCTCAATACTTAAAGAAGTGTAAAGGTACTAGAAATAAAAGTAATCTGAAAAAGTCGAGGCTGACTTGTGCTAGGGAATTTGACAAAGGCATTTAGTGTAGTACTTCTTTTATTTGCCTCGTCAGTCAACGCTAATTATATATACGAAGCAAACCAAAGTCTTTTTGATTTAACAAGTCAAACAGGCACAACCAACATGGCATCTGGTGACGATCAAGTCTCAGGTGCTTTTAATTTAGATTTTACATTTACGTTCTATGGCGAGGACTTTACAACTGCTAGAATGGCAACCAATGGTTGTTTACATTTTGGGTCGACAGGATCTTACTGTAACGACTACACACCTGATCCTCTACCTGAAATTACATACACCTTATATCCTTTTTGGACTGATCTAATACGAGACAACGGCTCAAAAGTTTTAGCCAAAAACTTTACCGATAAAAGTGTCTTTGGTTGGTACAACCTACGAGAATACAATCGAGGAAACACAGACAATTCTTTTGAAGTAGTTTTATGGAAGTCTAATAATACCTTTGAGTATCGTTATGGTGGATTAAATATTATTAATCATGATGTCTTGATAGGTGAACAAGGTGCAGCAGACGAGACATATACATATTTGTTCTATGACCAATGCGGTAAAGGAACAACAAATGCTTCTGGTACTTGTGTAAATGCTACATGGAACAACAGTTCTTTTAATACTCTGTTAGAAAACGGTGGAAGCTTATATGGTTTAGGAACAGGAAACTCTATAGACTGTAGCAATCCTCTTAATAATAGTTCTTGTGTTGGATATGATGCAGCATATTTAACTCAACAATGTGGATTGGATTCACTACACAGCACCTCTTGTCCTTTATATTGGGAAGCCTACGATGATTTACAATGTGATTTAGATCCTCAATATGCTCCGTTTTGTGCAGGCTATGCTCAAGAAGCTTCGGTAGCTTACTACATTGAAGATGAGTTTGATTATGGATACGAAGAAGAAACAAACTATGGTTATCATGAAGAAGAATTTTATTATGATGATTATATAGAAGAAGAACTATACGAAGAATACGTTACATTTTTTGAAGAAGACCAATACGAAGAACTGTTCTTTGAAGTTCCAGAAGAATTTGAAGTCTTTGCTTTTGAAGAAGAACTCTTTGAAGAAGAAATATTTATAACAATAGACGAAGAATATTATATACCTCTAGAGTCTATAGAAGTAGAAGAGCTTCCTATTTTATTAGAAGAAGAATACATAGACTTTGTAGTTGATATCTTTGAACAAGATACTCCTGATCCTATATTCTTAGAAGAAGTTTTATTTGAAGAGTTTGAAAGACGAGAGATAATAATAGAAGAAGAGTACATGGAAGAAGAACCTGTAGAGTATTTAGAGTTTGAAACCATAGAAGAGCTTGAAGAATGGTTTGAAGAAGAAGAAATAGAAGAAGAAATAGAGGAAGAAGTAGAAGAAATAGAAGAAGAAGCTGAAGAAACTAGAGTAGCTGAAGAAGAAAAGAGTGGTATTACTACACAAATGTTAAGTGTTGTAGCCAGTACAATACAAACAGCAACCAACAGCGTGAGTGGTACAACATCAGGCACATCTATCCACGCAACAGGAAATACAAAAGCATCTGGCGGTAGTGTCGCAGGAAATACAACAGCTACAGCAGTAACCAGTAGTGTTACAGGCGGACAAAGCATGTCAAACTCACCGAGTATATCAGCTCAAGTAGTTAGTTCAGTGGTACAAACGCAACAAGTTTTAAATAGTTTTAGTACCGACAGCAGTGTTTCAAATACCATGAGTACACAAAACACAGCAGTAGGAAATACCGACAGTGGCAGTAACACAACAGTAGGTTCAACTACCACAACAACTACTGAAACAACTACCAATACTAGTGTTGCGAGCAATACAAGTGGTAACAATAATACAGCAGTAGGGAATACAGGTGGTGACGAAAATGCAGCAGTAGGTGAAACAACTGGTCCTCAAAACACAGCAGTAGTATTTGAGAACAACATGCAAGACCAACAAGAACAATTAGAACAGCAACAAGAAGAGACAGGAGAATACGCAGACTCTACACAGCTTGTTGCGTACATGGGTACAGTGCCGGGATTTGATGCATACAAACAAATAGCTATGCCACAGGCTTCTGCATGGTATGAACCTAAAGATATTTACATGGCGGCTTTGATGCCTGATAACAATCAAGCATTCTTTGGGATGTATTCAGATAGTTTGAATGGACTAAAAGCCTTACAAGATTTACAACCTAACTTATAACGGAGAAATAAAATGGATTGGTTTCAAAATAAAACAACACAAATAATTGCACTGGCTGGTATTGTTAGTACTCTAGCAGGCTTTGGCTATACAGGTGCAACATACGTTAATCGTATAGAAAATTTAGAATCTAAAATGATTCGATATATAAATGAAATAGATACTTTAGCAGATCAAGTTACAGTATTAGATAAGAATGTAGTCGCTGTTGGTGAGCAAATTAAATCATTAAATATAGAGACACAGGATTTAACACCTATCAAAGATGACATCGTTGCACTACAGACAAGTGTTGCAGGCATCAATTCAAGTGTTGATTCTATGTACGATGACGTAAGAAGTTTAAAAAATATGAATGATAATCCACTAGCCAACTAATCTTTGTAGGCTCGTGCATCTAGTTCAGTTTCTATTTTATTGTGTAGTTTATTAAACTCAGCATTAACAGTTCTTAAAATAGTTTGAAGAGTATAGTATGTCTCTATAGGAACAGCGTCTTTTATTTTATTTAATTCGAGTTCTGATTTCTCAGTAATTAATTTACCTGATGAATCTAATAATACTTTGAAGCTTATAATATTACCATCCATTATATTATCTCACATGCGCCTGCAGTACAGGCTAGTTCTTTAGTGTTCTCGGTCATATCTTCCTTTTCGTATTCAGTTATAAGATCCCAATCAATTTCGTGAACAGTCTTATTCATCCACTCTTTGTATTCATCTTTTGTGATCTCTTGGTAAGGTGCTTGTTGGTAGGAATGATCTGCATAAGGCAAGAAAGAAACTCCTGATATTCTATCAAAGTTATCCCATACCCATGCGCCAACCTTCAACCATTCAGATTCTCTAACTGAAATGGTAGCTGATGGTTTGTGTTCGCACCAATGATCTTGGTACATCTTCCAGATTTCTAAATGTTCTATAGCTGATAGATCTATTCTTGTTAAAGATTTATCAGGAGATTTAATAGGAAAGTAAAACACTAAGGTATGTTCAGGCTTAGTAATATCATCTTCGTGATACACTCCTTGATCAACCATGAGCTGTGCAATAGGATCTTTCTTATCGGCACGAACAGTTCTTAAATAGTATTCGCTGTGTCTTGTATGAATACCTGATGCGCTGTCCACTAACTGACTCACAGTACCGCTAGGTTTAACACAAGTAATAGCTGCTGACTGTTTAATTCCTAACTTCTTTGCCCACTCTTTGTTCTTCCTTACAGATACACTTTTAAAAGCTTCTAATCTTTTTGGTAAGTTATCTCCCTTAATTAACTTTGTGTTATCCATGATGCCTGTAAGAGACACACCAAGTAATGCTTCTTCTTCTGTATTATCTTTCCATGCTTTTGTTAGGTATCTAAAGTTAGTAAGTGTTGCTTGAAACGTACCGAGAATAGTAGCGAGTTCTACTTTTCTTTCTAAATCTTTCCAAGTATCGTTAGGTCTAACAACAACCTCTGTTAGATTGCAAAACTGTTTGTTGCGTAATATAATTTCACTGCAAGGATTGCATCCAAAGTCTTTGTACTCTTCTCGTCTTCCATTCTTAGCAGCTTGTTCTTCAGCAGCTTGACGATTAAATATACCACGCTCACCGCTTTTAGATTCTTGTAAAGATGCCCACTCTTTAATGAATGGACCCATCTCTACTGAGTCTGTATATGCTACTGAGTTATTGGATAACGCTCGGTGCTGACTGTGTTCCCACCATTGTCCTGACTTAGCATTACGCATACGCTCGTCTGAGAGGTTGCTGAGTGAGATTAAAGCGCTACGTCTAACACCACCCACCACAACAACTTCTGCAATCTTACACATCAAATCATGACAGTCGATTGATACTAATTTTCTTTGTCCTCTAGAAATAGCATCTTTAAATATATTAATTGTAAATTGTATAAGATCATCTAAAGGTGCTGGACCACTGGCACGACCGCCAAAGGTTTTAAGCCTAGCGCCTTGAGGTCGAATGTTACTAAGATCCCATTCAGGTATTTGCCCTGCATAAAGTAAAGACATAAGTTCTTTGTATGCTTTTGCCCATCCAATCTTTGAGTCAGCAACTTTAATAATAGTATCTGTAAGATGCAGTTCTTCAGGAAGATCAGGAAGTTTATTGACGTACTGTCGTTCAACACTGAATCCAACACCTGTGCCACACATAAGTATGTAAAGTGTTTCATCGAAGGCGCGTATATTATCTACCGCAACATAGCTACAATTAAATCCGGCTACGTTGTCTCGTTCTAAAGCTTTGCCTGCTGACATTAAAGCTCTCATGCTTGGCATTATGTCTAAGTTAAGGACAGCTTGTTCTAATTGTTTTCTAATTTTAGATATGTCTGTTTTATTGCTCTTCTTTAAATGCTCCTGCATAAAGTCAAAGTATCTTGCAACTGTTTCTTGCCAAGTCTCTCGTCTTCCTGTATCCTCGTTCCATCTTGCGTACCTGCTAAGATGTATGAACTCTTGATAAGTTGTAGGTAGTTTAGTCTCCATCTCTTTCCTTCTTTGTTAGTGTTTGTTTTAGTTTGTTTTCGTACCAAGTAGCTTTATCTAAGTCTTGTATTCCATTCTTGTATCTAAATCTCCAACGATACTTCAATGAGTTTCCTCTTAGATAACCTACAAATTCTTCGTGTGTTAGCATGGCTTCAATAGCTTCAATGCATTCTATCTTGCCGTTGTTGTAGTGCGGTGGATGATTAACTAAATCTTTATCCATAATTTGATGTGCTTTTTCCATTAGTTCTTCCATTACTCTTCCTCTTCCTGTTTGTTTTTAGGGAAGTAAACATTTACAAAAGATCCACAAATAGAACAAGAAAGATTACTAACTACAGAATACTCATCGTCCTCATCTTCAATGTCGTGATCTCCTCCCCATATTAATTTGTTATTACAATGCCAACAGTTCATTCTTTTCTCCAACTATCCGGCAAGTTATCTCTACTAAACCATCTAAATTTATTCTTCTCTGCCCACTCAGCATGGCTTCGTTTAGTTCCGTCCTTTCTTTTTTTAGCTGCAGGCATCGGCGCGTAAGGATCAGAGAATAAAAACACCAGCTCACATTCTTCCGGCAATACTTTTCTAATCCATATGTACTTACTGTACTCAGGATAATCCCAGAACCTACCCTTTGCTTCAAGATAAATAACTTTATCCTTAATAATCTTTATAAAATCTGGGTGATATTTATGCTCAATCGTGTATTCTAATATACCATTATGATGTTCCCAATTCTTTAATTCTTTTTGGTGTAACTCATACTCCCATTTAGAATCGTAGCCTTTAGGCAAACCTTTATCAACAGGTCTTTTCTTTCGGGGCTTTCTCATATAAGTTCTCCGGCAGGATCATAGTTCTTAGAAAACTTCCAGTATGTCAGCATACTATTAAACATTGCTAGGTGTTTAGCATGAGATTCTTTATCCCATATATGACCCACAATAACATCAGTATGTTTT